GAAGATTTTCGGATAAAGAAGATGCTATTGCCGCTAGATTACAGGCCGAAGTCGATTTCGGATACCATCCGAACCACGGGCGATCCTAGAAGAACGAGCCAAGGAGACCAGCCCCAGTGCTGGCGTACCCAAGACCGGTCAGCCACGGGTTTTGCCCTGGCTGGCTTGTCGTCTGTGATCCACCCAATTGGCCGGCACCAGAAGCAATAGCGTTGAGCCTGGACAAATTCTCCCATGGCTTCGACTGTTGTTCATTAAAGATACGCAACTTGTCATTGAGTTGACGAGTTTGCAAATCTTCATTCATCGACCCTATTTTCATGAGGTCTTGGGCTGGGGCAGACAACCCACTGTAAGCTGACCCCAACTGGCCAAATCCAGTGCTGGACATGTTGAAAAGATTACTGTTCGCCGCATCCTTGCGCTGCTGGAATGCCTGATACTGACGCGCGCCGAGGTCGCCGATCGTGTTGGCGAGCGTGGACTGATGCACGCCTGAGCCGTAGCGCCCTGCACCACTGGCACCGGCATTGACGGTGTTGCGTGCCTGGTCGATGACCTGCTGAAAACCGGGATCGGCATTGAGATCGAAATTGCTATTTGCCACCGCGCGGGTGTTGTTCAGCGCCTCTAGTTGGCCGGCGTTATAGCCGCCGTTGTTGATGACGCTCTGATATTGACCAGATAGGCCGTTTCCGTTCAGGTTGGCATTCGCGCCGCTGGTGATGGCGTCCATACCCTGCTGAGTCTTGGCATCCCAGGGAACGACGGTCGAGCCGGTGTATACCTTGGCTCCGGTCCCGCTGTTATAGAGCCTCTGCGCTTCCGAAAGGCCCTGCTTGAGGACAGGTTGAGATTCCTTCCAAGGTGCCGTGTTCTGAGTGGTCGTTGTTTTGCTGCTTCCGCCTGGCATTAGTGCACCTCAACAGTTTCCCAGAGCGTGCGAACGCGCCCGGTGACATATTTTTCAATGAGACGCCGCCAACCCCTGCGGCCTTCGGCTACCAAGCGGTCAGTGCCGCCTATCTTCGCCTGCGATAGGGCGAATTCGTACAATCCACGCATCCATTGCTCGGGATGCTGACCGCAAAGGCTGACACACCGAAATACCAGGCCAGATGGCCATGTTTCGAAGCGCCATACCGAGGCGAAATCGATTTCCTCGCCAAATCCCACGATCAGGAAGGCATCGCCGCGGCGGCACATCTGCCAGAGTTCGGCCGATGAAGTTGCCCCACCGGTCTTGTCGCAGCCGATTTGCATTTTCTCGCCGATGACCGGCCAAATGGCGTCAACCTCGGCAGCGTTTGCTATCGCGATCCTCACTGCGAGCGCACCGAACTGACTTCGGCGATGACGGCCACGACATGCAGCGCGTTTGCGGTCCCTGCGATCACCTGCAGCGCCCAGCCATCAGGAAGCTGGACGTTGTGTTCCTTGATGAAGAGCGTGGTATGCGCCGCAATCGGGAAGGTGTCGTAGATCTTGAACGTGCCGCTCCCGTTGACGATCTGGAGCGTGAAGTTCGCGCTTGCGGCGCTGTCATTGCACACCGACATGCTATCGAGAGAACCGCGAAGACTGGCGATCGATGCATAAACCTCAGTTGCCGCGGTGGTCGTGAGATCGAGGCAAACCGTCTTCACATTGGCGATGAACGGGATATTGACGCTCATAGCGCACCACTCGGGCCGGCACCGACATTCAAGGCGCTGAGGGATGACCAGCTATCACCGGCTGGAACAATCGCCCTGAAAGCATGAAGCCTTCCATCAGCCCGGAAATCGAACATGAATGACCGGCTGTTGCGCGACTGCTGCGCCGTCCATGTCGGCGTGTCGTCATGGGAATCCAGCGTGCCGACCGCTATGGTAACGCCTGGGCTGTCGCTGATCGCGCGCACGCTCGAAACGAAGGCGCGGCCCCCTGGAGATAATTCCGTCTGTCCCGTCTCGATGGTTGCCTGTTGCGCAAGGCCGGTGAAGAAGCCGAGCCGGAAGGATGCATCGAACCCGGCAAACGATGGCGGACCACCGCCATAGGCCGAGCTGTCCAGCGAGAACGGCAGCAGGTCGATCGACGATGAAATGGCGTCGAGGTCTTCCAGCGTCTTTGCCGAGGTGGCAAATACTCCGAGCCCAGTAACAACCGTGTCCGACTGAAACCAGCGGTCCAGCTGCCAGGCATAGCCGAGGATATAGCCGTTCCCGCTCGGATCCTCGTAGCGCCACATGACAACCTTGCGGAAGGGATCATAGACGCCCTTGATCTTCGAGCGCGTGTTGTCGTTCGTGACGGTCTGAATCCATCGATCGACGCGCTCCGCACCGATCGGCGTGGCGGCAATCCCCCGGTAAAAGCCGGTATCGGAATAATAGACGAAATCGCCGCGGCCGATATCCACCAGCGATAAAGGTGCGGAACATCCCCTGCCCTCGGAGAATGGCGAGAAGGTGAAGACATACCCGGAAGACGGGTCAAATGTCATGGTGCGGAAGCCGGCGCGGAAGGCAAGCGTTGCCCCCGAGCCGTTGACGCTGATCGCCTGCAGTTCCTCACCATCCGGGAAACTGTTAGTGTCGCAAAGCTCTTCGCCGGGAACCCACTGCTCCGAATTGTTGATCCCTGACCAGTGAATAGCGGATGCATCGTTCTCCAACTGAAAGAGCGCGACGAAATCACCGATGACCTTGACGAACCGAGCCTTGGGCGGGCTGCCGGGAAGATCTGCGAAATCCGTGCTGACCCCGACGTCATAATATTGCGGGTCGTCGTTCAGGTTCGTGGCGATGATCCTGGCGCCGAAGACATCGAACGACCACTCATCGCCATCAGGAACCGAATATGGGGCGCTGGCGCCGGAAACATCGGTCAGAGTGCCATCGTTATTGACGAGGTAGAGGCCCGTCGACGTGCCGCAGATCGTGACCTGCGTTCCAGAGGACAGTCTTGCCGTAATCGAGCCTTTCGGAGCGCTGGGAAGCGCATTTGCGAGCGGGACGAGAGACGGCATTGGCCCCCAGCCATCGGCGATCGGAAGCGCGTTGACGGCCACATCCGTCGCGTTGCTGTTGTATGGCGCTTTGTCGGGCTCGAAGTTCGCGAATGGGATGATCACGGCGTCATGAATCCCATGCGTGTGCCGACCTTGGCATATTCGCTGAGTTCGTTCGTGAGGTTCAGACCATCGATGGTCGAGGCGACCATGGCCTGAGAGCGGGAAAGCAGCGCATCATCCCGGATGAACATTGCCAGATGCATCAGCGCCGCGTGCAGATAGAGGCTCGGCATTTTGGCGAGAAGCCAATTGCTGGTGCTCGAATCCGAAAGCGTCGGGATCTTGGCGTAATAGACCATATCCACGTCAACGCCCGACGTCGGAAAGACATAGATGGTTGAGCCGGTGATAGAGAATGTCGTCGACAGGCCGGCGGCCCCATCGGCATAGGCGCCGTTGGTATAGCTGCCAGTCGCGTAGGAAAGCGGGTTCGGCAGGGAAGACATGGATTTCGCGGTCTTGTACTGCAGGTAATCGTTTGGGAGCGTGCCGACGCCGTCCGTCATCGTGATCGACGCCAGCGTTTCCATTTCGCGGACGCGCAGAGGCGCAATCCCTCGGGCCGGGACGCCATAGTTGAACCCATCGGTCGCAAAAGCGATGCAGTTCACCACTTCCGTCGTGGTCGCAGCGTCGGAACGAGCCGCCCAATTGAGAACGGCCGTCTGCAGGGCGGCATAATCCATCAGATTCTACCTTTGAACGTCCGATAGGGGCGAGCATGCTCGGAGTTGAGCCACCACTTGAGATGATCGCGGTCGCCCTCTTTCAGCTTTTCCATGATCTGGTGCTGCGAACTGTAGAGGACGTTCAGCGGGATGCGGCCGACAACCTGGCCGTCGCCCCATTTCTTGCCTTCGCTCTCATTGTAGAGGCGTTTGTTGTCCTCGACGAGCTGATCATCAGCAAGGAACTCGGTCTTGATGACCTGCTTGCCATCGGGGAGCATGGCGATCCAATAACGATGACTGGACGTCTCCCGAAGAAGCGTCCAGTCAAGGTTGTCGGCGCCGCGAAGGTCAACCGATCGGGTCATTGCGTTCGCCGATCTTCTTGGCGATGACGGACTGTGCTTCAGCGACGGGGATTGCAATGTGATTGCCGGCCGTCACCTTGGCGGCTTCCTCGTCCGTCAGAGGACGATATTCGCCATCTTCGCCCTGGATCTGCGCATCCGGCGAGATCGGCCGGTAATTTCTCACCAGCTTGACCGGGAATAGCTTTTCCTTGGGCTTTTCGGCATGCTTGATATTGTCCAGCTCAGGGTTCTTTTTGAACTCCGGCTGCTCGTCGTCGACAGGCTGGAAGCGTGCTTCGCCGCGGGGTTCCGCAAACCGTGTTTCGGTCGCCGGCGGGTTGGCGTTCTGAGCCTCCAGGCCCTTCTTGTTGATTTCTTCGCGAATGCGCGCATCCGACCAGCGGCCGTCCACGGAAATACCCATATCGCGGGCCTGCTTTTCGAGATCTGCTCTGTTCATTTGGTTTCTCCTTCAGGAACAGGAAAGGGCGGCCACGAAGACCGCCCAGTTCAGTATGCGCGCCCCAACTTAGTTTTAGACGGCGGCGCTGAAGGGGCTCGCTTCCGTGCCACTTGCAGCACCGAAGATGCTGACGGCCCAGACGTTAGCCGAAACGTCCTTCAGGATGATGCGATCGCCCTTGATGCCGCCCTTGGTAGAGCCATCCATGGTGATCGTGTCGTCGGAAGCACCGGTTTCCCAAGCGTTGGACGTGGAGCCGCCGTCTGCCGCCTGCCAAGCCACGCCAGACATGATGTCGGACGAGTTGGCGACCTGGACGATAAGGGAGTTGCTGGTGATGGTCGTTCCAACGAAGATTTCGAAGATCGAACCATCGCCGGCCGAAGCAGGCAGCGTGAGGGTGCTGCCGGCCGCGCGGTTGACAGTGATGACGGTGCCGCTGTGCGCTTCCTTGGTAAGGGTAAGCGTCGCGGACGTCACGTTGATAGGCTGCATGCGATCCATGACGGTTCTCCTTAGCTCGATGCGGTCATGCCGAAGATGTCGGCGATAACGGCATGGGCAGCCTCGTTGTTGACGATCAGCGTGTACTCGACCAGCAGAACCTTTTTCTCCTGGTCGCCGGTCTTGGCCGGGTCTTCGCGATGGATGTCGCGGAGGGTGCCGAGCTTCGCCATCGACGGGTCGATGAGGAAGGCGTTGCGGGCGATTGTGGCGCCGGCACGGGCCATCTGGCGGTTCGGAACGACGGTCAGGGTGCCGAAGTCCGACAGATAGGCATCAGCAGCCGCGACGATCGTGGTCTGCGAGGTTCCCTTTGCCGCGAAGCGCTGCTGCGCAACGTTGGAGTCGCTCATGAAGGTGGAGAACACCGTCTTTGCGTAGGGAGACAACATCAGGGTCGTCGGGTTGCCGCCGGCGACATAGGCCGAGGAGATCGCCGAATCCAGCAGAGCCTTGGTCAGCGCGCGTTGCGTGCCGTTGGTTGCTGCATCGACAAGGCCGGTCGTCGAGTTGAAGCCGCCGGATGCACCACCAGCGCCAAGCAGGTCGTTGGTGGAGAGCCATGCACGCAGACCACCAAGCTTGCGGTTGGATGCCGCATTGCCGGCGCCAGCGGACGAAGCCTGGTTGGAAATCAGGATGACTTCCATGTCAGTCTTCAGTTCCTGGCCCTTCTTGGCGATTTCGCGGGCCATTTCCGATTTGCGGCCGGCCTTGGACACGATGTCCTGAGTGCCGGAGATCGAAATGCGCTTATCGGAGATCTGGCAGTAGTTGCCAACGCGGGTCGTCGGGGTAACGGCCTGGAAGATCCAGTCGTTGCCTTCCGGCTGGTTGTTGTTGGCGTCCGGGGTGGCGAGAGTGTCGGTCTGCCATTCCGGGTGAACGCCATCCACCGACTTCTTGCCGATCATCGAGAGGAAGGGCGTTTCGTCGGGGGTGATGAGATAGATCTGATCGGCAAGCGTTTCGCGGTTGCCGACCGCATCATAAGTTTCGAAGGTGTTTGATGGCTGTGCCATGGGCTTTGTTCCTTAGAGAAGGGCTTCGATTGCTCGGGCGGCAGCGTCGATGCTGCCGGACTTGCGAAGGCTCTCGAAACGGCCTTGGCGGTCTCTCTCCTGGACTGTCTGCGGGGCCATGCGCTGTTGCTGAACCAGCTTCGGCTTCGCCACCACCTGCTTTTGAACAGTTGCGGCTTTGGCTTTCAGTTTCTGGTAGGCGATCGCGTCGTGAAGGATTTGCATGTATCGCGCGTCTGCGATCTGGCTCACCTCTTCCGGGGTGACGCCGTAGACCTTGCCGCCGATCTCATGGACATCCTTCTTGAAGGCTTCCCGCTTCCCGTCATCCTTGAGATGCGGGAGCTTCTGAACGAGCAGTTGCTTCTGCGCGGCCATGTACTCGGCCAGTTCGGCTTCTCGCTGTTCAGTCGTTTTCTGCTCTTCCTGTTGCTTTTGCTGCGCCAGGGAGTTCAGCATCTTCATGCGCTCTTGGTACTGAGCCATATCCTCGATGTACCCAACAGGGTCATTCGGGTCATAGACCGGTTCCTTGGGAACGATCAGATGCCAGTTTTCCAGGATAAATTCACGCTTCTGGCGGATTTCGTTTTCCGCTTCGCTCACCTTCCGCTGATGTTCCTCGTGCAGAGCGATGCGCTCGGCCTTCAGTTCCTCAGTTTTCTTGGTGAAAACACGCTGGAACATGTGGTTCGTCTTGAGGTCGGCGATGCTTATCGTCGTGCCATCTTCCAGCGTCACCGTTGCGGTGTCTGGGATGGCCGCCGGGGCAACGGGCTCCGAGGTCTCAGTCTCGCCTTCATTTCCATCGTCAAGTGCCGACAGTAGCGCGTCGTCTTCGTCGCCTTCGGGCGCTTCAGTTACAGCGTCTGCCGGTTTTGCCTTTGCATCTTCGACGCTATCCGTTTCCGGGACGTCTCCAAGAAGACTCTCAATGGCACTTACACCCTCGTCGAAAGACATAGGGGATGCTTCTACGGACCCGCTGTGGGCTGTCGTATCAGTCATAGGTTATAATCCTTGGTTGGCTTTAGACGGCCTTGAAGGCGCGCCGCTCTTGCGATGACTGGATCATCGCCTGCATCTCCGCCGGGAAGACGTCGCAAACCTTTGCGAACGCCTGCAGCGTGAGAATGAGTGTCTTGTCGTCGACATTTGTCGTGATGAGCTGCTCAACCGCGCTTTTACGGATGCGGGACAGCACTTCGAGGAATACCGGGTCTTTGGCGAGGCGATCGGCCTCTTTGGCGAGGAATTCCTTATCCATCATGGAATCACCCGAATGCCCCAAGGCATTTCGATGCCCCTAGGGATTATCACGCGCTCGATCGCGGAAGCGATGCGATCTGGGTCTTTCAACTTTAGAAAAGCTTGCGTGATGACTTCGAAGGACCCAACCTTAAATTGGTTGCCAAACCCCTCAAGATCTCGGATTGCGGCGGACGCAAGTGCTTCTGCTTTATTCTTGTCCATCAGCCTGGGTCTCCACCTGTACGGACATCAGACGAAACCTGAGTACCGCCGTTCTCCTGCCCCATCGCCGCAAGTTCGCGCTTCAGTTCAAGCTCGGCGCTTAACTGCTCGCGCTTCAACTGGATTTCCGCATTGATCTGCTGGACGCGAAGCTCATAATCCATCTGCAACTTCTGTGCCTGCAATGCCGCGTCCTGCTGCATTTTCTCGCGCTGAAGCTGGATGTTCGCCTCGTTCTGCATCGCCGTCATCTGCAGCGTGGATTGCTGATCCTGCTGCTTGAGCATCAATTCAGCCTGGGACTTCTGCCCCTCGGCCTCGATCTTCATCTGCTGAACCTGGACCTCGGGCGGCGGCTGGTTGGAGGCTTCCGCGGCCATCTGCTTCAGTTGTGCGAGATCAGCATCATCGATATCGGGATAGAACGAATCAGCGTTCTTGATGCCGGCGGCCTCGACTATCTTGACCAGCGTTTTCCGGATCTTCGGCATCATGTCGATTGCCTTGTCAGCAAGACCTGATGCCTGGAAGCGATCGGTGATGGCGATCTGGCTCGTGAGGATGTTGTTAAGCATCGCCATGTCACGGTCACGCGAGCCGGTGCCAAGGCCGACATTGATCTGCGCGTCCATCGTGGCGTTCCACTGGCGCGGGTCCATCTCCACCCATTCGTCGCGCAGGCGGATCATCCGCGGCCGGTCCTGATGCTTGACGATCAGGCGCAAGACCTTCGCAAACACCTTCTTCCAGCCGAGTTCGGCCTGATTGCGTGCGATAAGCTCTACCTGCGAATATGCACTGTCACGCTGGTTCTGGTTGGCCGTCGCCGTTTGGTTCTGCAGCGTCTCGGGGTCGAGGGCCATCGTGGCGCGGGAAACACCCGTGCGCATCTCAATGACCTGATCCATGAAGCCCATGGTGGCAAGCGCATCCTGCAGGATCGACGGCGTGACCGTGTAGTTGATCGGCTGCGAGCCCTGCTTGCGGATAACCACGCCGCCGACTGTCGGGTTGACCAGCTCGTCCATGTTGATGACGCTGCCGGCCTCTATCTCCTTCTGCGGGTTGTTGACCTGGTAGGCGTTGTTGAGAAGCTGTCGCCCTACCGACGTCTTGATCTGCTGGACGTCCATGACGTCGCCAGCCAGAGAGCGCGATGTGAAGCGATGCGGCACAGGCTCGCAAGGAATCTGAGTAAATGGGAGGTCGTCGTCCCACACTTCCCAATCAAGTAGTTCGCCAGCACCAGAAGCGCCAGCATAATAAGCCAGTATGGTTTCCGCGATCCCGTCGCCATTCACGTCGGCCTTGATATAGCATTCGTATAGCTCGATGCGATCCATGGACGGGTCGCCGTTGGCATTGCCGAACTGATACGGGTCACGGGCGTTGGCCTCGGGCGATAGCCTCGACGATGAGAAGTTATAGCGCGGCAGGCTTTCCACGATCTCCTTGTCAAAGCCCATCTCAATGAGCTTGGAGCGCGTGACATGCGGGTCACGATGAGCGGCGAAGCGCGATTCCTCGATCGTGATGGACTCGCGGTCCTTCAGGAAGTTCTCGGGTTCGACCGTCTCGATGACCAGCCGGCCCTTGGAGGTGACGCGCTTGATCTTGACGTCATAGAGCGGAATGATAATCGGCTGTCCGGTCTGCGGGTCGATATCCTGGAAGGGGTCGGCTTCCTTCTGCGAGACAATCTCGACGTCGGGGTCTTCCAGCAGCAGCGCCAAAGCTTGGTCATCAAGTCCACTGTGAACAGAGTATTCACATTCCTCGCTGTCGTCCCAATAGGTCTTGACGATGCCGTCAGCCTGCAGAAGGCTGTCGTGCGTGGCATCCCACATCACGCGGTAGCCGTCGTTGTCCTTCCAGAAGACGTAATTGGCATAGTCAGACGCCTGATCGGTGAATTCCTCGTCACCTGGTTTCGTGGGCTCGTAGTCGACAATCCGATCGGATGCTGTGAATACCCGGATGATGCCGGGAAGAACCCAGCCAATGACGTCCGCAACATCGCGGCTCTTGAACTGGCTCCATCCCACCTGATGCGGCGTATCCGGCATTTCGCCGTTGTAATAGTTGATGGCGCGAACGCGTTCTTCCACGACTTCCGTGGACATGAACACTTCTGCATCGTTGATCTCGGAAGCGATGAGGGCCTTGAGATCGACCTCATCAATCTTCTTTGCGCGCCGTGCCGCCATTCAGACTATTCCCTTCGATCTGCTGACAGGCAGGACGATTTCAACTTGGGGCACATAACCATCCGTGAATGTCATGAACCCATCGGCGCCATGCGAATGCTCGTCGTGCCGCGGGTGGCTGCGCCAGACGCCGAGCTTTTCATCCCAATCGCGGCTGTAGTTCTCGAGATGGATAACCCCGACCGAGCACCCGGCCTCATCGAAGCAGCACGATGGCAGTTTCATGCGGACGCCGTGAATTGAGTTGATCTTGTCCGGGTTGCGCTCGACCGTGACGAAGTTGAAGCCAAGACCGGCCGCCATCGTCTTGATCGTCTCCGCCTTGCCGCTTGTTGCCGTCTGCCGGCGGTGATCGATATCATGCGGGCCGTAGTGAACGCCCCAGCGTGCGTTGCGCTGTGCAGCCCATTTATCCAACCAGTTGAAGTAGTGGCCCAACCCCATGCCGCTGTCTTCGAAATAGCCGATGAAGCGATGTTCGCCAGCCACGACCTGATGCAGCCATATCGTTTGCGTATCGCCGAGACCGAAATCCCAGAAGGTGTTGACTGGGATCCCAGGCACATACGGAAAGGCGCCGATCTTGCCGCGCTGACGCAGCGCCCGCATATCCTTGCCGAAGTAAGCGCCTTCCTTGGCGGCCTTGAACGCCTCGTCAGGGGTGGATGGGTATTCCTTCCACATGTCTTCGCCCTGCTCGACGCTCTTGGCCGCGTACCACCACTTCTGCTCATCCGTGAGGATGATGCCATGCTCGGCCTCAAGCGATTCGAAATACTTCAGGTTCTCGGCCGTGAGCAGATGCGGTTCAGACACCCGATAC